AAACTTTCATAACCTAATAATTTTTTATCTAAGAAAGCGCATTGTGAAAATAAATCAAACGGTGATTTAGTAATTGGAGAACCAGTAAGTATTCTTTTGAATCTAGCCATTTGTCCAATCTTTACAATGGCTTTAGTTCTAGATGCTCTTAAATTTTTTATAGTTGTGCTCTCATCTATAATAATCATAGACCTCATACCATGCTCACTAAGTTTTTTCTCTAACCAATTTTTACCAGACTTATGTGATAATGCTTCAACGTTCATTAAAACAAACGTAAATTTCTTTGGGTCTAATTTAAAATTTTTAGAAACTTTCCATATATAAATATTAGATTCTACTGGACAATGTGTTTCTATTTCTTTTACCCAGTTTCGGTATACAGAGTTTGGTGCAATTACAAATGCAAAATCTATTCTTTTATCTAAATATAAGTAAGCTGCATTATCAATAGCCACCTTAGTTTTGCCAGTGCCCATCTCCATAAAGTAAGCAAAATTGTTCTCTTTTGCGCCTTCTATCAAGGCTTGGCGTTGATGTTTAAAGGGCTCGGTTTTATAATTATACATCTCAAATTTTTATAAATATTTATTTGCAAAATTCAAATAAATAATATATTGATTCGGGACAAGGAGGTTCTTATGGACTTAGAGAAGTTATCCACTATTTCTGTGGATACTGGCATGTCAACTGACATTGCCGATGAATGTAATAAGTTATTGGAAACTCAGAAAAAAATAGAGAAGGCAGAAGAAGAACTGAAAAAGTTAAAAGATGTCGAATCGACTTTATCTGAGCAAACAATCCCTAACTTAATGCAAAAGGCTGGTGTACAATTGCTTAAACTTGCAGATGGTTCATCTGTTGAGGTTAAGCCGTTCTTTTCAGCGAGAATACCAGCGTCTAAAAGTGAAGAAGCTTTTAATTGGCTTAGAGAAAACGGACACGGAGACTTGATTAAAAACCAGGTATCTTTAGAGTTCGGTATGAAACAAGACAATGAAGCTAAGTCACTTGTAGAAGAGCTGAAGCAAAAAGGACTTACAGTTCAGCAAAAAACATCTGTACATCCAAGCAGTCTTAGAGGTTTTGTTAGAGAACAAATTCAAGATCTTGGTAAAGATGTTCCAGCTGATTTGTTTGGGACTTACATTGCAAATAAAACGAAAATAACAACCAAGGAAAAATAATGATGACAAAAGAAAAAGCAGTCACGACTAAAAAAGAAAACTTGCCAGCTCAAATAGATTTAGAGTCTATGGCAGGTAAAGGTAACGAGTTTGTAACAGCTCGTGATACCAAACTACCAATCATAAAAATCATATATCAAAACTCTCCAGTGTTAGATGATAAAGACACTAGGTATAATGAGAAAGCTGGTCTTTATGATATTTGGAGTGAAACATCTGGAAACGTATGGAAAGCAAGAGAAGGATTTCTTGTTGCTCCATGTCTTTACATAAATACATTTAATGAATGGCAAGACATGGGTGATTCTACTGGAAGACCAGTAAAGATTCATACGGATCCTGCAATCATGAGTGAAACAAAAAGAGATGCTGAGGGTAAAGATAGATTACCAAATGGTAACTATGTTGAAGACACTGGTAATCACTTTGTTTATATCTTAGATAAAGATTATAATGTAGTTGAGCAAGCCTTAATTGCAATGAAATCTACACAAAAGAAAAAATCTAAGATGTGGAACTCAATGATTCAATCTAGAAGAATGCAAGGAAAAAATGGATTATTTAATCCACCTAGCTTTTCTCAAGTATATAAACTAACAATTACAAGAGAATCTAGTAAAGATTGGACTTGGGCAGGTTGGGTTATAGAATTTGTAGAAATTTTAGATCCAAGTAAAAACTTAAAGACTCTTCAAAGCACACAAGCTTTTTATGAAAGCGCAATGAAGAGTGACATATTTGGTAAGGTTAATTTCGAAGATGAAAACCAGTCTCAAGGAAATAATCAAACTGAATCTGTAAAAGAATCTGTACCATTTTAAGTATGGAAGATTTACTCTTAAAAATATTTGAGGGTAATTCTGCTCTGTTCATAACTACTTCTCCAACTGGGGGAGTAGATGAACGGGGTAAGGTTGAGGTTAAGACTCTCACGATTCACGAACCTGTGACCAAAGAATTATGGGCAAATCATTTAAATGGAAAACAAAGAATAGGTATTAAACCAGAGACTGACGAAGATTTATGTAAGTGGGGATGTATAGATATAGACCCACACAGTTATAAAGATTTTTCACAAAAGAAGGTTATAGATATTATTCGAGAAAACAATTTACCACTTATAGCAGCTAGATCTAAATCTGGAGGATTGCATTTATTTTTATTCTTAGATGGTTGGTATAAGAAATCAGAAGTATTAAAAAAATTAAATGAATGGAATAAAAATTTCTTTCAAGCATTAGAAGTGTTTCCTATGAATAAGTGCATGAACATGCCTTATTATAACATGGATGCTACAACTGAGTTTGCATACGATGATAATAATAATCCTTTGATGATTGGATCTTTTATAAAATTAGTAAAAGAAAAAACTATTTCTCTTGAGTCTTTAAATAAAATTAAAGTCAAAGATTATGAGCCAGAAGAAGGTTGGAAAGATTATCCTCCATGTGTCCAAAAAATGATTATGGATAAATGGTCTGGTAATCATAGAAACGATTTTCTTTATAATGTCGGTGTCATGGAAATGAAACGAGCAGATGGTAAATTAAATATTGATGAGATGAGGCAGATACTTCAAAAGAGAAATCTAGAGATATTTACCACGCCTCTCGATCCACGAGAGATTGATAATTCAGTTGCTAAATCTGTACCTAAAAAAGATTATAATTATAAATGTCCACCTAAATTTAATGCTATTACTCCGATATGTAATAAGGATGCATGTAAGTTTAGGAAGTTAGGTATAGGTACACAAGTTCCAGATGCAGTTGAAGACTTTGAGGATATAGAATTTATAAGAGACACACAATCAATAAAATATTCATTTAAATATCAAGATGAAAAAATATTTGTTGGTCCAGAGGATATGGCAGATGAAAAGTCATTTAGAAAAGCTTTATTAAAAAAAGGTATATATTGGATATCACTACCTAAGTCTAAGTCTGGTCCAAACCCATTTGAGCTGCTAATGGCAACAATAGTTAAGAAAGCAGTAGAAAATGAGAAGATGAAATTTTCTGATACTTTAGATGAAGAGAAATATATTTTCTTAAAAGATTTTTTTGAAAATCATATCGAAGAAGATGACTTCAATAAATTAAAAGATAACTATGTTGTGTTAGACTCAGAGAAAAACATTTGTTATTTTAAGAAAGCTACATTCGAAAAATTTTTAGGTAAGAAAAAAGTATTTAGTAATGCAAAAGAAGCTTTAGATATGTTAGGATGTGAACGTATAGATTATCATGAGGGTGTAAAAAACGTATGGTGGGTAGAAATGCCTAAGTTTGTTGAATACAAAGGTACACCTAAAAATAATGTTAAGAAACAAGTTTCGGAGATGGATGATGAATTCCACACAGGAAAATTCAGAACTTAATATTTTAAAAGGTCTTTATCATAAAACAATAAAGATCTTTGGTCCTCCCGGTACAGGTAAAACATATACACTTATTGAAAAAGTTTTAAAAAATTATTTGAGAAAAGGTGTTGAGCCAAAACAAATAGGTTATTTATCTTTCACAAACAAAGCAGTGAACACTGCGATGTATAGAGCCATAGATGCATTTCCTAATTATACCACTGATGATTTTTTAAGATTCAAAACATTACATACATATTGTAGGAGATATTTCCAGGAAGAAGTATTTGATCCTAAAGACTGTACAATTGATTTTGCATTACAGTCTAAGATTATAAAGCGCAGCGATAAAAGATTAGCAGATGATAATTTTATGTATAAGGATTGGTCGCTCGGAGTTTACAGTAAATCTAGAAACTTAATGATAGATCCAGAAGAAGCTTATAAGAATGAGTCTTATAAAAAAGATTCATTAGAAATATTTAAAAGAAAAATTAGTACATATGAACATTACAAAACTGGTGGTGGAGAAAGTTCATTTATAGATTTTGATGATATGATTGAAAGAGCAATTAAAGAAGTAGACTTTCCATCATTACATGTACTGATATTAGATGAGGCACAGGACTGTACACCTTTACAATGGTCGGTCATATATAAGATGGCCATGAAAGCTAAGAGAGTTTATTTAGCAGGTGATGATGATCAAGCCATATATAAATGGAATGGTGCAGATCCAAAATATTTTACAAAGTTTTTTCCAGGACGAAAAGTTAAATTAAGAAAGACTCGAAGATTTGGTGAAGCTATATATAATTTTTCACAAGTAGTAAGAAGAGGGATAAGGGATAGTGAAGAGAAAGATTATTTTGCAGAAGGTGATCAAGGGTATGTTAAATCATACTTATCATTTAAAGAGATACCTTTTGAGAAGTTACAAGAAGATTGGTACATACTTGGTAGAATAAATGAAACAGTAAATGAATTAAGAATGTTAGCTAAAGATGCTGGACTTTATTATAAAGACAACAAAGGTAATAAATGTTTTGACCAGAAACAATGGGAGGCCATCAAAGCTTGGACTGCAATTACAAAAGGTAAGAAGATAGATAAGAAGGCAGCTAGAGTTATGTATAAGTTTATAAGAGAACTTGAAGATCCAGGATATAGATTAGATAAATTTTGGAGAGCAGAACCAGACTTTAAAGAATATGGTTTTCAAGATTTAAAAGAATGGTGTGGTCTAACACTTGCAGATACTGAAAAAGAAAAACCTTGGTATTGGATATTAAGAAGAAATTTTAAACCAAGACAAGTAAGACATTTTATAAGATTACTTAGAAGATATGGACAGAAAGAATTAGATAAGGATCCTCTCATTACAATAGATACAATACACTCTGTAAAAGGTGGTGAGGCTAATCATGTGGTGCTATATAGTAAAGGTAACTATCCATCGGACTATGGACATAAATCAAAACAAGAAAAAAGTGATGAAAGAAAAGTTTGGTACACTGGTGCAACTAGAGCAAGAAAAACTTTACATTTGTTGAGAACTGACTATAAATTTAATTATCCAATTGGATCTGATTATTTAGTTTACATACAGGAGAAGAATGACAGACAATAGTATTTTTGATCATCTAGAAGAAGCAGACGACAAACAAATTGGAGGATCTCATTATAAATCTTTTAACATTCAACCCTGGACTTTTATAAGAGAAAATGAATTGAATCCTTTACAAGCTAATGTAATTAAGTATGTTTGTAGATATCAAGGTAAAGGTAAACCAATTGAGGACTCAGAAAAAATAAAACACTATTGTGATTTAGAGATACAACATATTAAGAAGAATGAAAGAAGATCAAAATCTACTAACAAGAATAAAGGTTAGGCATTACTTATGGTGTTTAAAAAATGGGAGAGATACTAAGTGGTATGAGCAAATCAAAAAACAAAGAAAAAATTTACGAAAGAAATCCAAATACAGGGGTAATAAGATGGAGGTATGTAGGGGAATCTCCAGATAAATTTGGATGGCCTAATTACGGTAGAATATTAAATGAGAAGAGCAAAAATAAAAAAAAGCGAATATAATAATTTATATGACTGTATTGTTACTGACCAAGTACCAGAACAAAATATTGTATATTACTTTAGCGATTTAAACTTTTTAAAATGGTTCAAGAAAAAAAGAAATGCGAAAAGTGTAACAAAAAAGACGCTGTAATAATTGAATATAAAGTTTATTACTGTGGAGATTGTTACATAAAAATAAAAAAAATTCCAAAGAAAAATGACAACTAGTTTACAACTCACATTAACTTTTAAAAAATCTCTGTGGAATACACCGAGTGAATATAAAGATTTATCTAACGCAAAAGAAATAGCAATTGACTTAGAAACAAGAGACGATGGTATTAATAATAAACTTGGAGCTGGTTGGGCTTTAGGTAAAGGAGAGATTGTAGGTTTTGCAGTAGCAGTAGATGGTTGGAAGGGCTACTTTCCTTTTGGCCATTTAGGTGGTGGCAACATGATACCAGAGCAAGTAAAAAATTATATGAAACAAGTATGTGCTCTACCATGTCCTAAAATATTTCATAACGCACAATATGATGTAGGTTGGTTAGAAGCATCAGGTATCACGGTCAACGGACCAATTATAGATACAATGATAGCAGCAGCATTAATTGATGAGAATAGATTTTCATACTCATTGAATTCATTATCAGTTGATTACTTAGGTGAGATAAAAGCAGAAACAGAATTAAGAGAAGCAGCCGCAGCTCACGGTATAGATCCAAAAGCAGAGATGTGGAAGTTACCAGCTGAGCATGTTGGTTATTATGCAGAACAAGATGCAGAACTTACATTAAAACTTTGGAAGAGATTTGAACAAGAAATTAAAACTCAGAGTCTTACTACAGTATGGGAACTTGAGCAACGACTTCTCCCGGTATTGATAAAAATGCGTCAACGAGGAGTGAGAGTCCAAGTGGAACGAGCTGAATCGCTACAAAAAGAAATGATGAACCAAGAAAAAGAAATACTACTGGCCATACAGAAAGAAACAGGATTAGAAATAGATATCTGGGCAAGCCGCCAGATTGCCAAAGCTTTCGACAAATTGAAACTAGACTATCCACGGACTGCCAAAACAAATGAGCCATCTTTTACACAAAATTGGTTGGTTAATAATAAAAACAAAATAGCACAATTAATTGTAAGAGCAAGAGAGATCAACAAATTTCATGGAACTTTTTTATCTTCAATCATGAAGTACCAGGTCAATGGTAGAATACATGGTGAAATCAATCAACTTAGATCTGATACTGGAGGCACAGTCTCTGGAAGATTAAGTATGAGTAACCCTAATTTACAACAAGTACCAGCTCGTAACAAAGAGTTTGGTCCCAAGATAAGGTCTTTATTTATACCAGAGGAAGGTTACCAATGGGGTAGTTTTGATTATTCACAACAAGAGCCACGAATGACTGTACATTATGCAGCATCAATTGGTGAAGGATATGAAGGATCAAATGAATTAGTAGAGGCTTATCAAAATAGTGAAGCAGACTTTCACCAAACTGTAGCAGATCTTGTAGGTATAGAAAGATCTCAAGCTAAAACAATTGGATTAGGTTTGATGTATGGTATGGGTAAAAACAAATTAGCAAATTCACTTGGTTTATCAAAAGATGAAGCAGATGAATTAATTATTAAATACAATAAAAAAGTACCTTTTGTTAAAAAATTATCTGATAGATGTAAGTATGCAGCAGATGAAAAAGGAGTTATTAGAACAAAGAAAGGTAGAAAATGTAGATTTGATATGTGGGAGACAAAAGATTTTGGTCTTCATATTGCAGAAAAATATGATGATGCAGTAGCCAAATACGGTAAGGATAATATTAAGAGAGCATATACATACAAAGCTTTGAACAGATTAATTCAAGGATCTTCAGCTGATCAAACTAAACAAGCAATGTTAGATTGTTATGATGCAGGTCACTTACCTATGCTACAAATACATGATGAATTATGTTTTAATGTTAAAGATCAAAAGCATTCAGATGAAATAAAAAAGATTATGGAAAATACAATAGAATTTAAAGTGCCGAGTGTTGTAGATTGTGGTCTTGGAGAAAGTTGGGGTGATGCTAAATAATAGAAATCAACCTCATCCAGATAATGATATGATTGCATATTGTGCTGGTTTATTTGATGGTGAAGGTTATGTAGGGTATGCTCAATACAATTCAAAAAGACCCAATGGTAAAAGAGGTCTTAAATGGAATATACAATTAGAAATAGCTATGGCAGATTTAGATTGTATAAAAAATTTTTATGACATTGTTGGTGTAGGTACAGTAGCTTTTAAAAAAATTGGGAAAGGTAGTATGGCTAAGAAACCACAATGGAGATGGAGATGTTCACACAGATCAGCTTTAAAATTAGCAAAATTATTTTTACCTTATAGTGTAAGTAAAAGAGAACGACTTCTTAAAATTATAAATCATTACGAATTCAGTACAGCGAAGGAAGGCCTAGGTCAAAGATAAACTTTTGAATCTACAATAAAAACTTAAGCTGGTACTTGTAAGTTTTCTTGTACGTCCTGATATTTGATCTCATTTCTTTTAGATCTAATATCAGATTCTATTTTAGACATCCCAGTATGAACACCACCATGTGTCATTAACTCAGATGACCATTTGTTTTCAAGTTGTTGAAGTTGTTTCAACAGCTCTATTTTTTTCGGACTCATTTAGTTCCTCATAAGTTATGTGGATCCTCTTGTTTCCAGTGAAACCGTCTTCAGAAACATTTCCTAAACCAAGATCCACTTTTTCAGAAAACTTATCTAAAGCATCTTTATCATCCTTTGCCATAATCTTCATTTCAATATGGCTACCATCTTTATATGCTATGATACGATAAGCCTTCATGAGATATTATAAGATATGTTAAAGGTGTAGTCAACATTCCACCCTTCATTGTCAATTGCTATACATTGTACCTCATAATGGGTCATAGAGCCCCCAATTTCTTCGATCTTTGATTTTATGGCCATTCCCTTCAAACCAGCTATTCTTGCACATTCTGGTCCATTTTTGATGGGATTATGGACATATTGAGGGCATATTTCAGAACCATCTAACATATAGCAAAAAGATCCTAATAATATAAATTTTAGGTACATACTTATTGATATAATATTTTAAAGAAAGATCAATATTCATTTGACATATGATTTAATCCCATATAAGCAGGATTAGATGAAACTACAAAGTAAAAGTCTAATATTAGAAAACTTAATAAATGAAATAGATACACAGTTGGCAGCTATACCATCACACGATCATGATGGCTCTCCAATTGAAGACTCTATGAATTTGGATATGTTTATTGATGGAGTAGCTAATGTAAATTTTATTGATGGGATTGGAAGAAAACATTATCCAATTAATAAAACCTTGGCTACAATTTTAGTAGAAGACGAATTAAAAGAACGAAATAATCAACCAACAGAGGAGGACAAACATGGCAATAATATTTGAACCAAAAGGTAATAAACATGAGGTGCCTTTAGGAGAATATCCACAAACACCAGAGTTTGAAGAAGCTAAAGCTAAACTAGAAGCTACATTAAAAAACTTAAATGAAAAATTAAATAAAGGTGAAAAACTTATTAAACAACTTGTAAAAGAAAATAATGAGTTTAGAAAAATGTTAGGACTAAAATTAGTTGAAGACGTAATAACTTCTGAAGATCAAGTAAAAACATTGGAGGATAATAATGGACATTAATAAATGGAAATCTGTAGCAATTCCAAAAAAAGATTACGATCTTTTAAAAGGATTGTGTAAGAAAAAGTTTAGGGCTCCCGGTGCAATGATTTCAAAAATTTTGAATGATTATGTAGAGCATCAAGCTAAAAAAGAAAAAGTATCACTCGATACATTTAGGACAAAACTTTTAAATGGATCACAAAAAAATAAAAGCTAAAGAGTTCTTTACAATAGAACTAGATCAAGAGACTAATACTCTGTCTTTAACTGTTAATGGTGAATTAAGAAATCAGTACAAAACAAATAGAGCAGAGTCAGTCTTTGAAAAAATGTTAAAGATCGCAAAATTAAAATTTATTAAAGAAAGAAAAAATTGAAAAAGAAAACGATAGTAATTGAAGATTACAAAAATTATTGGGTGTCTGATACCAAACAAGGACACTTAATAAAAATATGTCATGGTAAAAATGATGATGTATTAGAAATAGATTTAAGATGGGCTAATAGAAGTAGAGATAATTCTAATAGACCAATTGATAGTGTAAAGATAAAAAACTTTTCATGAAACTAAAAGTATTAGATTTATTCAGTGGTATAGGTGGTTTTAGTTTAGGGCTTCATTCTACTGGAGGATTTGAAACAACAAAGTTTGTAGAGTTCGAACCTTTTTGTCAAAAGATATTAAGTAAGAATTTTCCAAACATACCAATTGAAGGAGATATAAGAAATGTCAAAGGACAAGAATTCGAAGCAGATATCATTGTGGGAGGATTCCCATGTCAACCATTCTCAGTCGCTGGAAAACAAAAAGGAACAA